TTATATTTTATATTCAAAAAAATTTTTATTAAATTTAATTAAATTTTTAATCATATTCAAACTTCCATTGCTACCATTGTGTATAACAATAGCTATATCACAATATTTTGCCATCTCATAGTTTCTTATAACTCCTGCAGATTTTCCGTATTTGTTCCAGTCCGGTTTAAATATTTTTATAGGAATACATTTACCTTTAGCATAAAGTTCGGCTAGAGTATCCACACCTCTTGCTCCACCGGAAACAATTTCATCCGAAGATGTTATTTTGTAACCGGATAATGTTATTACCTTCAACAAAATATTTATATCAGTGATAGTTCTACTGCCCGCAATTAATATTTTCATAACTATATTTTATCATAAGATCACGACAAGGCGTTGTCGCATTTAAAAAAAGACATAAAAAAAAGCGGGCAACGGGCTTTTAATATTGACGACGATTTTTTAATTTGCGATTATTTTGCCCAAAATGTTCCGCATTTTTAACATACAGAATTTTGAGTATTATACAATTTTAAAACATTATATAAAAGGACTAAATCCTTTCAAAATGCTCCGGATCTAAAAAGGTTTCATCCTTAAAATTGTTATTTTGGTTCCAATCCCCGCCCCACTTAAACCTACTTTTTATTACTCCAAAATTAAATAGCTGTTTTGCAATAGCTAAAAACCATCCGGCAAGATAACAAGCTCTTTCCTTATCACTCCAATTAATTGGATATGGTGTAATATCTATAGCATCGCTCTTATCTCTTTTTACACCAATTAAATGTTTGCTATCCATAGTTTTACTTTTACCTTCGGCAACAAACTTCTTTTGCTCTTCAATGGTTCTTATAGTAGAAGGTAAAACAGTAAAATCCACATATTTTATTAATTCGTTACATACAATAATAATATCCGGATGACATTTGTTTAAATACTCTAAACTTTTTTTACTGAATTTAGGCATTTATCTTCTCCAAAGGACAATTATCCAATTTTCGTTTACCTTTCTTCCATTCTTCAATGTTTATCCAATCTTTTATTAACGGACAACCAATATCAGAAGTCATAAAAGATTTAATATGATAATAACATTCTTTACAGTTATTAGGTATATCAGATAATTTCGTTTTAACTATTATTACCACTATTTCAAATTTCCTTTGTTTTTTGAAATAACAAAAACTCTTATTTCAATTTTTACTTATTTCTTAAAATAAGGGAGTTGCAACCTCCCCTATTTACAAGACGATCTTCTGAATTTTGCATTTTTAAGAGGCACAGAAGATACTTTAAAATCTCCATGTCAATTTAATAAACTTACCTTCAACAACTTCTTTTGAAATGGGCATATATAACTTATCTGTTATTTCTATCTTAGGAATATAGCCCTTTTCTTTAGCTTTGTAATAAACAAAGCCCCACTTTGCTACTTTTAGTATTCATTCACTCTTTTTGCCGATAAAACTTCCGTCCGGATTAACCAGAGAAAAAACACTTAGTAATCTGATCAAAGTCGCTAAAGCATTGTCGTCCTTCGGTGTCGGAGTCAACTTTACTATTATTGTTGCAACCGATACTACTCCACCTATGATTGCCAATACACTATCCCAATTTGCTTTAAGCCAACCGATAATACCTAAAAACCCTACAGACGAATTTCCGCCGTCTGCAAATACGGAAACTACAAACAACACACAAACAACTACTACACTTAGCAAAAAAGATAAAAGTTTCTTCATCTTTGCTACCTCCTTTTTATTTTTTATTTTCTATCCCATCAATTCTATGATGGGCAGATTTTGTACTTTGTTCTACAGCAACCATTCTTTCAATTAAATTGTTGTGCTTATCTTGTTTTAGTTCAATTTTGTCTAACCTATAATTGATATGTTTCTTAAAACTTATCATCTGCCCTACCCAAATACCAATCGAAATAAGATAAACTATCAACATTACTAAAACTTCTGCTGAAACACTCATGCTAATATCCCCTTTGCACAACTTATTTTGTTTCCTTCGCCTTTAGTTATAAAAGGAATTGTGCACTTATTAAATATTCTCATTTTAAGTTTATGGCTTTTGGTGCCTTTCATTTTTCCTAAATAACTATTTAAAGAAGAAATGTTATCGCACCTTCTTCTAAACCTGTTAATTGCTTGTGCAATTTTACATTTCAATCTTTTCCTTAACAAAATACCATACGGCTTAACAACATAACCTACAAAATCCACTCCGTTATAAACTCTGTTTATTTTCGTTTTGTTTCTGTTCAAATAAAGCCCTAAATTTGCTCTTAAATAGTTGTCAATAATCAATTCCAACTCTTTTAATTTTTCTTTGTCTTTATCTATAACAAGAATATCGTCAACATAACGGAAATAGTTTTTAAACCCTAATTCATCTTTAATAAAATGATCTAATCCGTTCAAATAAACATTAGAGAAAAATTGACTTGTTAAGTTTCCTATCGGCAATCCTTTATCAGAAACATTCCACAACGATTTTTCAATGTTTATAGGAATAGTATTCGGCTTATCAACACCGTTTGTTACATTAACTAAAACTATCTCTTTTACAACCTGTCCTAACAACGAATTTTCTTCAACATACTCTTTCAACAAACCCCACAGCTTTTCTTTGTTAATCGAACAAAAATAATTATGAATATCTATCTTTAAATAATATGTATTTAAAGCTTCATATTTGCTGAATTTATTCGTTTCTTTGTCAATACTATCTTTTACATCTGTAATTGCCTTTAATGTGCCTCTGCCTTTTAAACAAGCATAAGTTGTTGAAATAAGCTTTGGCACTATAAACGGTTCCAAGAAACCGCAAACTAAATGATGAACTACTCTATCTTTAAAATCACTCATCCAAATTTCTCGTGGTTTTGGCTGTGTAATATAGATATAACTAAACTTCGATACTTTATATTTCCCGGAATTAAGTTCGTTGTATAAATTATAAAGGTTACGATTAAATTTAACTTCATAACGAATACAATCATACTTATTACTTTTATGTTTTCTGCAATCATAATAAGCACTTACAACATCTTCGTAGGAAAATTTATTTATGTTTATTTTCATAAAATACACTCAAAGACGGCTACTAAGCCGTTAGAATTATTCTTATTGTTGTTGTTGAAATTACCATTACTATTCAGATAATAGGAATTATTACTATTGTTCTCAGCACAACTCCATTTGCCCTTGCATCTTTCAAACTAAAAACTTCTTAGCCAGCTCATCGCTTTTACCATAACAGGTGGCAAGGAAAGGTTATCTTATGAATTTTTCTTATCATAAAATAGCAAGTTAATTCTCTATGCATTACCTTTGCTGTTTTGCATAATCTGCTTAACTTGCCCCGTTTTAATATAGTTATACCACTTCTTAGTTTGTTCCAAAATTTTAAAGATCGTTGCTACTTGTTGTCTACACAAAACTATCTTCGGATGATTTAATTCTGTTGATAATCTTACCAATACCAACATATCATGAATAAAAACCTCTAAATCTTTTATTCTTTTCAATTTAGCTTCGTTTTCGGTTTCGTTGTATATTAGGAATATTTGTCGGCACAACTTTATTGCACCATCCATAATATACTTACCCAACGAATATTTATAAGTTTTCGGAAAGTTAGCGGAAATTTGCACCGCTAAATTTAAGTTCTCTCTTGCCAACTTATAAATCGGCTTTTTCTCACAAGATAAAACATTTTCATCATTTAGTTTGTCTGACATTTCTTTTTACCTCTCGTTTCAAATTTTGAGTTTTAACCGCTCAGCTAAGCTTCGCTAAAACTCAAAAATTCGAAACTTAGTTTTTAGAATACGGGAACCTCAAAGACGGCTACTAAGCCGTTAGAAGTACTCTTATTGTAGTCGTTGAAATTACCATTACTATTCAGAAAATAGGAACTACCACTATAGAGCTCAGCACAACTCCATACATAAGAGTTTGAATAGCTTGTCCAATCAATTCCTAATGCTTCTCTAATATCCCATATAGCTTTTAATTCAACATCATTCGGAACAACAGCTTGTATCTGCATATTGTCCGGAAGAACAAAAATACCTTTGTTATCACAATATCCGAAAATCGTGCTCGTAGAAAAAGTATATTTTTTCTTTAACAAGGTATTAGCCCATGTAGAACTAAAACCTAAATTCAAGCCGTTAGGCAACTCTGTATCGGTCCCGTAATTGCCCCACTGTAAATTTGTTTTAAAGTTGCTATCTGTTATAGCAAATACGGCAAATTTATTGTAATATGCTCCTTTAAGTGTTATTGTATCACCTTGTGCCGGAGTGCCCGTAACAGCCAAACCAAAGCTTTCTAATGTATCTGTAGCAATTGTTGTTGCTCCTTCGGTTAATACCCAAGCTGTTCCGTTATAGGTTAATGTGTAATCGTGTTTTATACCGTCTTTTGTTGTTCCGGCTTTATTTATAAAGATATACTCACCAAACTCTAAAAAGCTAACTACACCTAAATTTGCAGAAGCACTTTTTATTCCGGCTTTCTTCAAACCAAAATCGGTATTGCTTACCGTTACACCGTCTTTTGTAAATTCTTGTGTTCCTGTAGGTGTAAAATAATCAACAAACTTTGCTATACCTAACAAAACATCACTTGATTCTAAAGGAGCATCTTCGCTTGTTTGTGATATCATTTCTTCGTTTATTGTTGCATCATCATTAACCAACACACTTTTTGTTATTTGTTTAAAACCTGATTTCGAAACTGAATAAGTTAAAATTTTGTTGTTTTGTATTTTTACTTTTTTTGTCGTTGACATTTTTTTATTCTCCTATAATAAAAATTTTTATTCTGTAGCTACTAATGTAATACTTATATCTTTTTGAGTTTCTGCACTCTTATCACTCGGTATAGTCCAAGTTCCGGTTTGTTTTGTGTATCCTTCACAGCTTACTTCATAGGACAAAACATCACCCTGATAAGCTTGCAAAGTTTTGCTTATTGCCCCTACACCTGTAGCAACAAACGAAATACCGCCAACAGTCAACTTTATTGTCGGCTGTTCCGTAGTAAATTCGTTTGCTATTGCCACTTTTACAGTCTGTTTTCTTACTGTATAGTTTGTAGCACTTACGGTTACGGTTTTCGTATAAACATCACTTCCGCCAACTTTCTTTAATAGAAAATCTAACTTGTTATTTGCGGTTTTAAGATAAATTTGTTGTCCTTGCACAAAATTTACTTTACCGTTATTAACAAGCAACTCGCTTTCCCAATTTCCGTCATTAAGTTTGGTTAATGTTACACGATAAAATCCGTCTGTAGGAATGTGTCCGTCAATCGTATTTAAATAGCTTTCGGATGTTATTGTCGGCAATATACCGTCATCAACAATAACATCATCGTCAGCACTTCTTACCATATTTTCAAGGTCTGCTCCGCTACTGTAAGCACTAAATTTAACTTCACCGTTCTCACTATAACCGCAGATATTATCTCCGCTACTGTCTGTAGTAAAGCTATGGCTTACCATCTCATTATTTTCTTTAGTGTAATAAGTAAATGATAAACCGTTATATGAATACGGTGTTCCGTCAGTGTTCAATCTCGGAACAAACGGACATCCGTTCAAGAAATATATTGTTTCCGCTCCGTTCTTAAAACAGTTATAAACAACATTCCTTTGTGCAGAAGCATTTATTGTAATTTCTTTTATATCCTTTTCATTATTAAAAGATATATCACAATCGTCTTCATCTGCTACAATGGTTATTTCTCCTTCGGAAGGGCTTGGCTTTGTCGTAAGTTTTATTACATTGTCTTTAACTTCGGCAACTTCACCTTCTATAGTTAAATCATTTGTGCTTGTTGTTCCTGAAGGATAAGCCGTATACTCGTAATTGTTCATTCCCATACCTGCATTAAGTTTTACGGTATCACCTACAGAATAAGTTCCGGTAGATTTACCTACATTCAAGGAATTAGCTATTGTTACGGATAACTGCTCGTTTTCGTAAGCTACATTTATTGTTCCTGTAGTTGTAGAATAGTTATCTTTCGTAATAGAATATGCTTTTGAACCTACTCCTACTTGTGCAAAACTTGCTTGTCCGTTTGCATCTGTAGTTTTTGTTTCACTGTTAAAAGTTATACTTGCACCCTGCAACAAGTTTTCTTCATCATCTCTAACCGTAAATGTTATTACTAACGGTTGCAACTCTACCTCAACAACGGTAGTAGTCTTAACTTGTTTGGTGGTAGTATATTCTTGAAAACCGCTACCTTGAACATCTATTTGTTTTTCGCCTTTACCTGTATCGGCAAAAATAGCAAGACCGTTAGACTTTGTTGTTTTCGTTGTAGTATCAACTTTTACAGCCGCACCTTTTATGCTGTCATTGTTATACGAAACATCTACAATCAATAACGGATTCTTTGAAGAACCTCCACCGCCTTCAGAAGAATCTCTTTTAAAAATTCCTTCCATTTATTCTACCTCCACATATAAATTGCTGTAGTCTGTGCATTCACTCAAATCAATGCTTAACCAACAATGTCTTTGATTTAAAGTTAAATATCTTGGTGAAGTTACTCTCAATTCGTCTTCATCATTCTGCATTTCCGGAACCCAATGCTTACCGTTATCTGTAGAAACTTTAAATTTAATAGCTCCTTCAAATGTTCCGGCAATCATCACTCCCTGCTTATTGTTCATTTTGTTCACTTCAATAACTTTGTTAATGTTATTTGCTCCATCAAATAAAACTTCTGACATTCTGTTCCCTCCTTATATTTATTTTGTTATGCTGCTAAAGTAAAATAACCTGTAGTATAATTTGCATAATTTGCATCTAATTTATTAGAGTTGTAAGATATTGCACCTCTAATATTTGTGCATCCATTAAACATATTACTTGAATTTGTAACATGTGTAATATTAAATTGATTTTGACTAACATAAACAGTTCTTAAAGCACTACACGACAAGAACATTACAGAACATTGTATTAATCCTGCTGTATCCCAACCTTTTAAATTTAATATTGTCAATGCAGTATTACTTTGGAACATTCTTCTCATATCGGTTACTTTTCTTACATCCCATCCTGAACCAAAGGTATAAGATGTTATTTTCGACATATTATTAAACATACCATACATATTTGTTACATTAGCAGTATTAAACGAACTTAAATCTAATGATGTTGCATAACAATCTTCAAACATACTTTCCATTGTTTCAACTTTTGATGTATCAAAACTACTTAAATCAAGAGAACTACCATGATAATACATAAACATTCTTCTCATATTAGTTACTTTAGAAGTATTAATAAGATTTAGTCCGGTAATATTGCCGTTATGAGCCGTCCCACCCTGCATAAATGTTGCTTCCATATTAGTACAAGATATAGAATTAAATTTTGATAAATTAACAAATTTAACTCCGCCTGTGAACATATAACTCATATCAGTAACAGTTGAAACGTCTGCAATCCAATTTACCGTTAAAGGTGTTCCTGTATCTCCAACAGTAACGATTGTATGGTGTTCTTGGAATAATCTTGCACAAGAATCTGGTACTGTTAAATCTGCCGGAGCACCTGACACCGTAACCGTTTTAAGCGAAGTTCCCGCATTGCTTAAAAAATGAGAATCTATATATGTTTTCATTTCAACATAACTATCAAAAGTTACAACACCTGTGTTGCCGTTCAACAATTCATATTCCATTGCTATAAAGGTTTCTATACCTAAATATTCTAATCTGACAGAACCCGAACCCATATTTCCTGCAGGTGTTTGTTCTCCATAATCAGTTCCATTAACATATGTATAAGATATTTTTCCCCATTCCTCATTTGTATTCTCGTAACCTAAACCACCATAAGACAGATTATTTCCTGTGTTTTTCCCGCCTACAGCTATTCCAGATGAAGAAGTGTTTATATATGTTCTTGCTCCGGTGTAATCATAACCATCTACAGTATATCCTTTACCTGCATAATAACCGCCTCCACCTAAACCAATATTATTATTTTCATTGCAACTTCCACCTCCTGCAACAGCTAATAATATTCCGTTTATATATAAAGCAAGACCGCATCCGCCATGAGAATTATCCAAAGCACCACCTTTTATTTTTACGATTTTAATTTTGTCTGTAGATGATAAAATACATTTTACTGTTATTTGTGCACCTGTAGCTTGATTTATATAAGAGTTGTTTGAACAGCCTTGTTCTGCAGATAATGTTATTATATATTTACCTTGATGTTGCGGATATTCGTCAAAAATCGTTTCTAAAGGAGAATCTTCTTTTTCCGTTGATAAATTTTCAAAAACTTTTAAATCCCAAAATTTCTCTATAAGATGTAAAGTTGTCATATTATTAGAATGTTTTATTCCGCAAACTATAAATGACTTATCAATAAATTTTGCTACTCCGGAATTTTCTGCTTTCAAATTTCTAACATTGGAAACTTTTATTTCGTCAAAAATTCCTATAAAAGGGCATAAAGGGATATCTAATTTACAAGTTATTCTTTTCTGTGCAAAGTTTTCTCCGCAAGTATTTACAATACTTTGTCGTGTTACAGGGCTTGTTATACAAGGAATATCTATTGTTTCAGATGTTGCATACTTTTGTTTTTCAGAAATAAATTTTATTGTATTTGAATCTTTCCAATAAAAATTTTCTATAACCCTGTCTGCACCTACTGAATAATCATAAATTTTTATTTTTCTTTCCGGAAATAAGCCAAAATCATATACATTATCACTTGAAGACAAAACAGGCGAAAAATGAAATACATTCGAAGAATCTATCCAATAAGCATTTTGTCCTTTTGCTAAATCTTGTAGAATCTCAGATAATTTTGTATCAACAGTATATTGTGTAATATCAATATAAGCATCATTTGCTACAGATATTATGGATTCCGGGACAAAGTATTTAAAAAAGCCATAATTAACTATATATTGTATTGCAGTTTGAATTGTCGTCATCAAACTTGTTGTAGAACTTCCAAGAGCCCCAATAGTTAAATCCGAGAAAAGTTTCATATAAGAAAAAATTGTTATTTTTTCTTTTATAAGTGCCGTTCCTTCCGTATCTGCAGAGCAAGCTCTTTCATCAATTAATCCTTCAAAAATAGTATTTGCATAAGAATCTAAAATTACTTCAACTTTTATTTTGCTTTGATGTTTCATATAGCCATTAGAAAACAAGCTATTTACATTTGACTCATCAGATAATTTGCCATTTGTATTGACAAAAGATAATTTCATATTGTCTTGCTGAACTTCGCCAAATTCCCAACTTTCAGTATCAAGAACTTGAGAAGTTGAAAAACTTTTATCAATTAAATATTGTGAGATATCAACCCAATTATCCTCATATAATTTTGCACCTTTAGCACCTCCGGATGTTATTGTTCCGGTAAAAGCATCATTTGAATAAATAACGAATCTTCCATCCGATATCACAGATGGACAAGCAATTATTGCATACCATTTGTTATTTTGATTTAGATCCCTTGAAAACCTTACAGGTGCAGTATCTAATGCATCATAAAATTTAATTAACAATGTTCCGGATACATAAGAATCTATTTCAATTTCAACCTTAAGTAATTTTATATTTGTGTTAATGGTTGTATTGAAGCTACCTACTATTCCTCCGCCTGCGGATGTATTTTGAAATACAATATTTCCGTTTGATATTGTTACTCCTGTCGCAGAGTTGTATATTGCCCATCTACTGGCCACAATAGATGAATATTCTTGATATACAACTCCAGAATCTCCCGGAACTTCATATTTTCGTTGCAAATAAACTTTTTTCTTTAAATTTATTTCGCTTTTAGAAAAATAAATATCTTTTGCAGTAGGCATTTTATTCTACCTCCACAAGTTTTATTTTGTCTCGAAGTCCGGACCAATATTTATTGTCTTTTAAATTTGGCTGAATACCATTTATAACTGAAACTTTAATTAAGTTATCGAATTTAAATGGTTCAAAACTATAATCAAACTGTTCTATATTACCACCGCATGGCCAAATATAAAAAGATTTCTTTAAATTCCTTAAATAACTAATTAAATTGATATCTGCTTGGTTTAAACTAAAAATAGATATTTCAAATTCCCAACATTTTCCGCTATCTAAAACAAATTTTTTACCACCTTGCAAAGTTAGTTCACTTTGTTCAAAATTAAGCTTATTCGTCATTTCTTGCGGTTGTATAAACTGTCCTATGGTGTTTAAAAACAAAATATTACCTACTTGCTTTTCAGAATTTGCAACTACTGTTTGACTTGCGGAAATTTTTATTTTTAAAATATTATTTTGTATCGAATTAAAAGTTATAACAGAAAATCCGTTTTCTGTTTTTGCTGTATAATTGCTAACTAATGTATCATTTAGATAAATTGAGAAATTTTTTAAATTATGATTAGAAATTATAATTGTATCTCCGGAAACACTATTTTCTAATATTCTTTCTATATATGATGTTGTCGAATCATTGTTTTCGTTTTCGCTCTGCCATCCGTTATCAGAATCACCATTAAAAGCATTTATAGCATTACCGCTTGCAGAACTTGCAGAGAAAGATCCGCCAAAATTCTTATTTAAAACATCATCATTAAAAAACTTTATTCCACTAAAAGCAGTCATTACATTTTCTCCCTTGTTGGAAATGGCTTCATCGTACCTATAGCTATATTTTTAGCTATAGTATCTCTTATTGTTTCAGATAATTCATCAATTGAATTTCCGTTATTTTCTACATGTAAATTTATAACTATTGTTTGATTATTATTGTTTCTTTCTGTGTTATTTATTGTTTCTGTTTCAAAATTAGAATTTGTTAATGCAAGATCACCGCTTCTTATTGCATCGGAAAAAGTTCTCGGAATAATAATTTCTCCCTGATGAACTTGTGCAATCATATCATTTGTAACATAATCTGTTCCGGATGCAAATTGAACTCCGGCAATATTTGCAACTTGTTCTAAGCCGTAAGCAGTTGCGGCTGCAGCTGCGGCTATACCTAATGCAGGACCTACTCCCGGAATACCCGCTAATGCTTCATATGCTTCAACTGCCATATGATAAGTACTTATTGTTGTATCAGCTATCGCTGCCGCTTTTCCTAATGCAGCAACTTCTTTTATTTTTGAGTTTTGCAAAGCAGATAATGCTGTAATAGATTTTATTTTCTTTTGAACTTCATCTTGTGTAAGCCAAACATTGAAATCATGTAAAGCCGTTCCTTTCTCTTTAATCAATTTATCTTCTTCATCTTTAAAAACTTGATATTCTTCATCAAGTGCTTTTTTCTGTTCAAGTAATAAAGCATAATTATTTGTTTCTTCTTGTCCGGCATTTTGCATTGCTTGAATTTGCCTATCTAAAGATTCAATTTTTGCTTGATACTCTTTTTCATAATAATTAACCTTTTCCGCTAATTCATAATCACTTGCCGACTTGTTTAAATCTGCAATATTGTTAAGAACATTCTGCTGAGAAGAAATTTGTAAATCCATTTTCTTTTTTTCAAGTTCTTCTTTCCATTTAAGTTCTGCTTCTTCTCTTTTTCTTTTTTCTTCATCTGCTTTTTGTTCTGCTTCAGCTTTTGCCTTTATCGCTTTTAATTCTTTTTGTCTATTAGCAAGGTCTTCTTCTGCTCTTTTTTTGTTTATACTTTTTAATTCGTTGTGTTGTTTAATTAAAATATTTATTTTTTCAATTTCTTCTTTATAGTTATCAATTTGAGCTTCTTCTACTGCAGTATTTGCTTTATATCCAAGCAACTCTTTAAGCCAATTGGTTTCTTTCTTTTTCGCAATAATATCTTCATAATATGATATTGTTTCATAGTAGGATCTTTGTCTATCAACCAAATCTGAAATATATTGGTTTTCTTTTTTTACATCTCTTGCTACAAATAATTCATTAAATTTTTTTATTATTGTGTTTACAGCAGGAACAACACCGGAAATAAGTTCTTTTTTTAATTCTTCCCAATTTTCTTTTAAAACAGCAACTTGTGTGGCCAAATTATCTGTATTTGCTTTTGCTAAATCTCCGAATTTTTCTTCTATGCCTTTTAAAATCAGTTGCATGTTTTTAGCTTTATCACCTGTATCTTGAATAGTAATACCGTATTTTGAAAATGCAGTTATATTTCCTTCCGTTGCTTTGGCCAACATCATTGTTGCACTTTTTAAATCTGTTCCTAATCCTACAGATAAATTCATAGCCGCATTTGTAGCCCTTTTTAATTCATCGCCCATCAAACCGTAATTCGTTAAAAGAGTCATATTCTCTTTTATAACATCGTCCGCTACTCCGGAATAGTTTCTCATTTCCTTTGCAAAGTTTTCATAATCTTTTAACAAATATTGAGAATATATCCCTTGATTTTTAAGTGCAGCAGTTAATCTATTTGTAACCTTTTCGCTTTCCGCAAAACTATTAAAAGCATTTACTATTGCCTTACCTAAATTTTTAACTGCGGTAGTAGCAAGATTGAATGCAATATTACCTAAAGCAACTCCCATAGCTGTGCAATTCGTCGTAACACTTTTTAATTTTTCAATTAAATCTTTTTTGCTTGCCGACAAATTTTTGGTTGGTTTTGTAGTTGCTTCTACTTTTTTAGACAAATCTGTTACAGATTTCCCAACTTTCTGTAATTCTTTGCTTGCATCATCTTCAACTGTAGCTTTAATTTTAATTTCGTTATCACTCACTTTAAAAATCCTCCGGGATCTATATTGTTCTCTTCATCGTTGTTTATGTCTATCATTTTTTTATATTCTTCAATCAATTCTTTTGCATTCCTTTTTGCTTCTCGTTGTGCTCGTTTGGTTGTAATACTTAAAATTGCTCCGTTTCTAATGTTGCTTAACATCATTAAATTTAATGTTCCTAAATCTTTTCTTTCTTGTGCTTGTTTTATTTTGGCCAACTCTGTTATTTCTAAAATTGTTAAGTTTCCTATCTCTGTAATTGTTTTGTTATATTTGCAACAAACATACCGAATTAATTCAAATAGTTTTTTTTTATTACAGAAGGATCTTGTTTGTTTTCTACAGGCATTTGCTTTCTTGCTTTTTCTATTTTTATAGCCAAATCTTTATAATAAGCCGTTAATAACAAATCTAATTTTTTAACAATATTTAGTTGCTCGTTATCGTTTAAGCTTCTTATAAACTCTTCAAAAGACAGTTTATCTCTAAATTCTTCCGTAGGTAATCCTGCATAAGCCAACATAAATATTGTTGTTTTAGGATACTTGGTTAAATTTACAGACAAAGTTTCAAATTTTATTCCTTTTTGTTCAAGCCATAAAACAGCAGATAAAGTAAACTTTAATTTATAAGTTTTTCCTTTAATCTTGATTTCGCAAACTTCAAAAATTTTGTTGAATATTTCCATTTTTATATTTCCCTTTATGCCCGGAACTTTTTATCATTCCGGGCAATAATATTTTGTCAATTAAGCGGTCGCTTTGATGTAGTCCAATGTATATAAACATTGTTCTGTAGAATCTATCAAAGGTTTACCATTAATTGTTGTTTCTGCAAATGCTCTTTCCGCAAAAGGTAATCCAACACCTTGCATCGCAACTCTCGGAATCCAAGCCCTGTAAATAGATCCGTCGGATTGTCTCGGATATACAATCATTATTCCTTTTTCTTGTATTCCGGAAGATCCACCAACTTTTATTGAAGAAGAACCATTTGTATTTACTGGTCTTACATCAACAGCAATGGAATCACCTTGTGTTAAAACTGCTCCGGATGCAACCGCAAAACTAAGTCCTAAATCATTTACGGTTACTGTTCCACCTACAGAAATTGCAATATCATCTACAACGGTTCCGTCTTCGTCCTTCCAACCTACAGGACCGCTAACCATAGAACCTTGAACGATGATTTTACATTTTGTTGAGGATGTGATTTCAAGAATAACTCTACCATACGGCAAATTTGCCTTTTTATCGGAAATAATACTTGGTGTTATTTTTGCCGCTAAAGTTGTTCCTACAACATTACTTGCAGAAGAAACATATCCGGAAGAATCTGCAGCCGTCTCTGTAATTGTTGCATTTTCCAAAACCTTAAACATACCATTGCTGATTTGTCTTACAACGGCAGAAAAAGAATTGCTTGGCAATCCGGGCTCTGCTTTTACTGCTCCTTGATAATTTCCACCTGTCAACTCTATCATTTCAATGCTTCTTTCAAGTCCACCTTCACCCAATACGGTAAATAAAGCATCAATTTTCTTTGTTGTTTTATCGATAACTAATAATGCTTCACCACCGAATAATGCTTGAATTTTCATTTTCTCTTTTCCTCCTTATTTTGTTTTATTCAAAAAATTCTTTTTGCCAATTAATAACTGAATTTTCTGTCTTATATATACTGTCTATATCTTCCCACTTTGTTCCTTTTTCAAAAACAATATTTTTCCCGTTATGCACAACAGAAATTTGCCTGTTCAGTTTTTTCCCGGAAAACATAAATATTTCTTTACCGAAAGGAGTAACTATCCTATTTTTTACAATTTCGATAGTTCCCTTATCATCAACTGCAATTTTTGAATTTACTTCCTTTGCATTTAAAGCAACATTTACATCTTCGATTGTTGTTTTTTTATTTCCCATTTCAATACCGCCTTTTTATAAAATAGATACCGAATAACTACACATTGCACCGTATAAAGCCCTATTATCGATGGTAACACTGCCAACTTCGCCACCTTCATATTGCCATCTTGGATCACGACTTCTTGATATTGCTTCTCTGATAGCACTTTCATATCTATAAGCTATAAAAGTATTATCTTTTGATTTTCTTCCCTTCCCCGTAAAACCGATAAAAATATTTATGTAGATAATGTCACCTGTTTTATGAGATGCCGAACGACTTTCAACTCTTTCTATTTCAAGAAACACAAATGTTTTTTGATTGACTGCTTCAGTTAGGTTATAAAAGTAATTATTGCTATCAACAGTATCTAATATCAAATCCGTTTTTTTTGTATTAATTTCGGTAATACTGTTGTTTAAATTAGCTTTTAAATATCCTTCTAACTCTTGTAGCTTTTCATCATAGCTATAATTCATATGTTTCTTCCTTTACACTTATTTTTTCTTCTTTTAGATTTACACCTATCATTCTTAATCTCATATAAATGTATTCTGCTAAAATTCTTTTAAATGCTTTATTGCGACTAACAGAATTAAATATTATCGGTCTTGCCGGAATATTTCTTGTTCCTTCTTGGTGATATCTGGCCAACCTGTTTCGTGAGCCAAATTCAGCAAAAAAATCATATTCGTTATAAATATGTTCTGATCCCTTTTCTTGTCTAAAGGAATCAGCTAATTTTCCGGTAAAAACAAGTGTTCCGCCACTTGTGAACTTCTTTTTTCTTTCTTTATATTTCGGTTCCAACGGTGCCCATGACGGACCTTCTTTTGCCGTTAATCTGCCTTTGTTATTGAAAAGACCTGCCATACCTCTTGAAAAATTAACATTCCATTGCTTAAATACTTCTCTGAAATTCGTAATTTTCCATTCTTTTAACTTCTCTAAATTTGAAGTAGAAATAGTGAAATTTATGTTCATATTCCTTCTTCTGTTTCGTGTTCTTCGTGCTCCTGTTCTTCGTGCTTCTCAATATCAACAGTATCTATTCTTGATAAAGGAGCTGAAAGAGTAATACTTCCTTCCAAAATTTTATTTAGGTCGTCAATTGCTTCCTGTTTTAAATTTCTTCCTTTTCTTTGCCCGTCTTTCAAAACAACAAAATTAAGCATCTCGTCTAAATCTCCGGCAACAAGTTTTGTGCAAATAGATTTAACGATTACTAAATCTGATTCTTTAGATAGTGGCAATTCATATTTCCTTGTCAAAACCGAATCTATATAATTCGATCTCATCTCAATTAAAGAAGATACTTTCGTAGCAGTTATTTGACTATTATCCGTAAATTCTGTATTTTGGAAATAATTTTGAATATCTGAAACAGTGCAATAATTCATTATTTTTTACCCTTTTTATTCTTTTTCGGAATATTTGTTTTAACTTTTATTTCTTCTTCTTTCTTCTCTTTCTCTTCTTCTTCTTTGTTTTCTTCGATAACAGTTTCTTTTTTCGGCATTGCTACCGCTTTTGCTTTCTCTAAAGTGCTAAATCTTTTTAAAGATTCAAACTGATAATCGGTTAAACTTTGCTTATATTCACCATTTATAAAAAGTTTTCCTTCTTCTATTAAAAAACCGCTTTTGCAATCTTTAAATATAAAAGGTAATTTTGCATCAGATTTTATTTCTATCATTTTAAATTTCTCCTATTTTTAGGAGCAGAGCTTTGAAGCTCCGCCCCTAAAATTATTTTTTAGCTTTCTTTGAAAGTTACGGTTACAACTTTATTTTCGGATATACTTGATATAGTGTAAGTACCTGTTACAATACTTGCAGTTACATCAGATCCGTTAACCAATAACTTATCAACAACATATCCTTCTGCAGGAGTTATTGTAAGAACAACATTAGATCCGCCTGCTGCATTTGTAAAACCAGCCGGAGAGATTGTTCCGTTGCTACCTGCCGATGCTGCTACTGTATAATAAGTAGTTACAGGAGCTGCAGAATTATCAACCTTAACAGCTTTATACCATGCACCATAACCAATGCCTTGTCTCAAATCAACTTGCCATTTATATAAACCATCCATAGTGGCAGATTCTTGATTGAGATTATTTTTCAATCTTGCTTCTTTTTCTATAGGATTTAAGATAGGTTTGTTTTGAGCATAACCATCATTTTCCAAATTAACCATATAGAATGTATACGGATCTGAAAAAGGAGCAACTTCGAAATCAAAAGCACCTTTCCAGCTGTTTGATGTTCCGGAAATAAAGTCTTTATCTCTCAATGCTTTGAAAACAGATACCATTTTTGTTGAGCAGAAAACCATTATTTTAAGTTCGTTTTTATTCAACAATTTCTTTCCGCCACCTGCATAACCATAGAAACCTTTCAATGCTGCATAAGCTGCATCCATATCGAATGCTACTTGCTGAAGTGTGTTTCCATGTCCGGTAACGATATTTGATTGACTTGTTGCATCGCCAAACAAATGATCTGTTGCAAAGAAATTTTTTCCATCAAAAGCCGTTCCATATGTATTTGTATGACCTGCTTCAAGCATAGCCAAACCTCTTACAATAGGATCGTCTTTAGCATTTACAGCCATTGCTTCGATTTTAGATGTGTAAAGAGCTAAGTTTGATAATCTTCCTGCTCTTTCAAACTCAGATTCTGTTACCTGAACCTTTTGGCCATATTTCCCGTTTGATATAGTTATTTTATAGTTGCTCGGTAATGTCATAGCATCTATAGGTTCTCCATCGGTTACAGCTGACAAACCGCCTAAAAATTGTTCCCATATCAATTCAGATGTTGGTGCATAAGGAACAGGATACGATGCAACCAATTCATGTAATTTAGGTTGATATTCAAGTGTTTTCTTTCCAAAAGCTACTTCTACTACTCTGTTAAACTCTTCAACTAATTGTGTAATTGTTTTTTCTGACATTTTATTTATTCCTCCTCTTTTTTGTTAAGTATGAATTTTTCAGCATCTTCTTTTGAGATAGCACCTTTTTCTATTGCTCTTTGTGTTGCTGCATCAAATTGAGGACCGCCATCGTCATTATCGGTTGTTCCTTTTGCCTTATTGTTCAATTTCGGTTCCAATTTGCTAACAAATTTTTCAAGGTCTTCTGCTGTTTTGAAATTAGACAAATAGGTTTCTTTTTCAGAAGGATAAATCTTCATTTCTGAAATTGCCTTTGTTATAATTTCATCTTTCTTTTTGTTTTCTAAATCGGCTTCAATGTTTGCCAATTTAGCATTTGCAGCATCAAGCAATGCTTTTTGCTCTGTACCTACTTTTTCAAGAACTTCATTTTTTTTCTTTTCATTAGATAATTCAGCTTGGATTTTTTCTACATCTACATCGAAATCCTTTTTTAATGCACTAAGCATTTCTTCTTTTGTCATTGACATTTTTTTGTTCTCCTTTTTTATTTGTACTTTTTTGTTCAACTGATATTGCTCAATTATTTCGGGAGTTACTATTTCATCAACAACACCATACTCTATGGCTTCTTCTGCTGATAGATATAAGTCTTTCCCGATTATGTCTTTTTCTAATACCGACCTTTCCTTTTTTGTTAGTCTTGATAATTCCGTAAAAAACCTATCATTAAATATTTCAAACTCTTTCATTTGAGCTTGAACAGCACTTGCAGGTTGAAGATCTATAAACATAGAGATTTGCACCTCGTGCAACATAACTCTGCTGTTTTGTGTAATAAATCTTTTTGTTCCTGCTGCTAAAATTAGTGCGGCTGCACTATCAGCCTCGCCGATATCAACCGTATAAATAGGGCATTTACAGTTTTTTATCATATCTAAAATTGAAAAAAGTGCATTAAGCGAACCGCCAAAACAATTGATGTATATTTTTATCGGTTCCATTTGACTTTCTTCTTCACACTCTTTTAAAAAGGTTTGAATGTATGGTGTTATTTCTCTCGTTATTTCGTTTGTGATAAATAGCTCTCTTTTACCCATTGTTTTTATTTTCCTCCTTCTGTTTATTTTCTTTTCTCTTCTTTCTACACTCTTTACACCTTTTTGGAAGAGCTAAGTTTTTTGAAACAAAAAATTCTTTTTCACTGTCATTAATTTCAAACTTCTTACCGCATTCTTTACAATTAGAAATTACTGTTACCATTTTTTTATCTCCTTAAAATTGTTGAAAACTCAAATCTACACCATCTAAATTATCGTGTTTACTTTTATCCGGAATTTCTTCAAAATGTGGAATCATTACACTCCTACAACCGTAATGTCTTGGTATAGATATTAAGTTGTATTCCGGACCGTAAGGTGTAAATGTTCTTCCGTTCAATTGCCTACAATAATCCGTTGTATTTTTATCTATAACAGCAACATAAGCAAAATATTTTATTGTTGTTCCATCTTCCGCATTCAAATAGTAACTTTCTTCACTTTTGTTAATAGAATCAACTACAGCCATATCTGCTTGGCCATATATTTTTGAACTTGCAAGATACTCATCAACTTTTAAACCTATTTGCCCAACAACTTCATCAATATCAAGTTCGTTTGCAGGCATATTTGCATTATTAACAACAATACTTCTTAATGCTGTGATTTGTTCGTTGACAATGTTTTCTGCTTTGATTTTGACAAAGCTTCTTAAAACTACAGGTAACTCGTTTATTTCTTCATCGTCTAAAGTTGAAGTTGTTTTCTTTTTTTTGTCGTTTTTTGCTTCGTTCAACAATTTCTCGGCATTGCTCCAACCTTTCATAGCTAAAAATGCAATCTTTTTATTTAAAACAGTTAAATAATCTCTGCTTTTAAGTTCTAATTCACTTATTCCTTTTACCCCGTTCTTTTTCAAAAGTTTTCTTATATCTGCTATTGCTTTATCTGCTATCAAGCCTAAATTCGATTGCATTGCCCTTCTCATTTCTTCAACATAAGAATCAATTTCTTTTTTTCTTTTTTCGACATAGCTTTTAGGAGTCTGTTTACTGTTTACAATGTTTACTTTTGATTTGTTTTGTAAATTGTTAGCAGGTGTTTGTATTGATGATTTTAATTCAATAACTTCATCATCTGCCAATCTTTCCGGTAAACTCAATTTACTTCTGATATCATCTTCATCTTTTTTTGTTGCTTTAATTACTCCTTCTCTAAAGAAATTCAAAGCTTCTTTTATAAGTTCAACATTAACATCGTTATTGATGTCTTGACAAGATAATTCCGGATATGTCTCTTGAACTCCGAAATTAACTATTGTCATTGGTTTTAATACTTGCTTTGTAAAGGTTTGTTCAATGTAAGAAATTATTTCTTTTAATGATTTAAGAAACATTTTGTATTGAATTTCTCCAACATTGTAAGTTCCTGTTCCGGTTGTTCCTAAACCTAAAAAGTTGGCAAGTGCCGCATTTCTCATTCCGATATCGACAGATTTTTCCGTAGTATCATAAAAACTTGCATTTACATTAGGATTGAATATCTTACTTTCGTATCCTTCGGAAGTTATAAGTATGGATGCTTTACCTTCTTGAACTTTACTTAAAGATTTTTTTAAATCGTCATATTCCTGATCGGTCTTTTTGATTGTTTTAGGCGTGGTTACATGTATAAAACCTGTTGCATTCTTTAATCCTGCAATAGTCCACTGTCCGCTATTTTGTTTCTTTCTTAACCACTTCGCATAACAAGGTCTTATTATAGGTCTTCCCCAATAGTCTTCGCCTTCCTGCTCATTAACGAAAAACAACAAATCATCAAAAGGTATGTTTAAATATTTACCATCAGAATATTGAACTATTTGCTTTTTGTCTAAATCTATTCTCTCAATGGTCAACTGATGCCTGTATTGTAGATCCATCATTAAATATTGTTTGCCATTAATAAATGTTTCCTGCCAAACCTTTTCAAATACGGTAAAACCAAAACACAACATTAATAAGACATTATTTAGAATACTTGAAAAAACTTTCGGTGCTTGTTCCCAAAAATAATCATAAAAGAATTTTGCTATTTCAACATCTTTTTCATCTGTAGATTGTGTTCTTATTACCCAATTAGATCCTTTAATTGGTGCGGAAATAACTCTTAGAATACTTGCAATTGTATCATCAGATCGCATAAGGTTATACTCTCTCACACCTCTTGCACCTTTCAATTTAAATAAGTATTCGTTAGTGTTCTCATAAATATCTACCGGTGAAGCCGTTCCTATTGCTGCATCATGATCCGTTTTTATTTTGACTTGTTCTTTTTCTTTGTTGTTTTGCATACTATTCTTCCTCTTTTGCAAATTTTTCGTTCAAATCTTCGCCTATATCTTCACTATGGTTGTTTGCATCTGACATCTCTTCAGACATTGCTATCATTGCATAATTGTCCGCATGTCTGTAATGATCAGGTCCTAACTTTACCCAAACATATCTTTTACTGCCCGTTTCATCGTCCTCATATAATTTCTTTGCTGTGTTATGGCAATGATCGGCATACTCTTCTGCCGAATCCGTAAATGGTAACACAACATCACCATCAGCAATAAAAGAATGTGATGCATCCATAGATTCTGTTCTGTTCTCTTGAACTGTCATTTTCTCATCGTCCCATTTATAAGATTCTTTCTGATTATCGTTGTAATAGTTAAGATAAACTTTTCCCGGAAACTTTCCGGCAAATCTTTTGGCATTTCTTGTTTCCGGTAAAGCATCAATCACACATCTTGTTACATACTTCATATATTTGTTGAGTTCTTCGAACTCTACTTCAACTACCGGATAAGTTAAAATCTTTTCTCTTACTCTTTTCTTAAAAACAATGTGCAAATCTCTGCCTTGATCCACACCCATATAGCAATTTCCGGATAATTGAAAAAAATCTTCCGGAAACTCTTCATCTCTTAAATTTAAAACTTGTTCTTTTGACAATCTGTCTTTTGCTGATACATATGCTAAACCTAAAGTAAGGTTATAAAAATTCTGCAATTTTCCATTTAGCTTGGCTTTTCTAAATTTTTTTAATATTTCAAGTGGAGTTACATTTTTTGCAAATAGTTGTGTATATTGATATCCTCTTACATCTTTAACATCAGGGCACTTAGCAACCCATTCACCTTGCGACTTGTCAAGCTCTCTGCTACATTTAAAACAAGCTAAAATGACATCGTCTTTTGCTCTTTCGTATAAACAATTAGGAAAAGTATCATTCAAATTATTCCACTGACCACAATGCGGACATTTTAGTAAGTAGTGTTGCTGGTCCGAGTTTTGAAACTCTTTATCTATCGCAAAATCCGGAATTGTCGGATTACTTAATAATTCAATATGTTTAAAAGTAGAATCCGCTAATCTTTCAAGTGCAAGTTCATATATTGATAGATCCATTTCATCCAACTCGTCTGCTATCAATTTATCAGCCGGAATTGATTTTGCCCCACTTCTTGACCTTGTTCCTCTTAAATACAAAAAAGCTTTTCTTATTTGTTTTAAGCCCATAGTGTCTGCATCTGTTATATATTTTGAAATTTCCGGATTATAGCTTATTATTGTGTTTACTCTTGTTCTCGAAAAATCTCTTACATCTTTTTCTGTAGGAAAGAGATATAAAACACCTTTAGGATACAAGTTTATACAATTAAACAAAGCGGAAAAAATAGCTTTTGTGGTGATTCCTACCTGTGTGCATTTCTTATGAACTTGATAAGGATGTTCATCAGCATAAGGCTGCAACAAATATTCTCTACCAACAAAAGAAAACTTATGGCTGGTTTCAGTGTGTGCAAACTCTTCCATAAAATAAGGGAAGTATTTACTTGCGATCTCTAACTTTTGATCGTAAGAGAGATTTTGCAATCTCTTTAAGTTCCTTGTCTGATAATCCACTTTTTACCTCAACCTCTGTTCTTTGTTCTACTTTATCAGTAGGCTTTTCTCCCATTGTATCCCTGCAAACCCTAAAAGCTTCTGTATCCCCTTTTAATGCTTTTCCTAATTGCTTTAAAGTCATAACTGTTTTATAAGTCAAATACTTATCTTCAAGTTCCGGAAATATCTCTTTTAAACTTGTAACTGTTTCTTTGTTCGGAGTAAAATTGCTAACCATCAAAAGTATTTCTCGGCAGGTTTTAATCTCTTTTTTTACTTGTGCTGACCTAATGCCGCCTTTTCTGCCATTTTTCACAGCTTGCTCTCTGCTAACCTGCCCTTTTTTAAATGGTTTTAAATTTTTTTCGTTTGCCATTTTCTACACCTAAATAACTATGAACACAAGATTTGTTACAAAACACACTATCCATAACTTCTTTAAAACTTAAACTTTTCCAAAGTTTATGACTGCCAGCTTTTTGATGCATTGCTTTGAAACAATATGCACTGCCTTTGTTTTCCATGCTTTCTGTTACTTTTAAATCTTCTTGCTTATATATTTTGTAATTCAAGTTGTATTTGTTACCTTCGAATCCTTCCAGACCTTCAAAACCGCAACAACTTAAACTATCTCCCATGTTACGAAACCTGTTTTCTCCGGACAAAAACTTTAAACCGTATTTGTGGCATTCTTCTTTTAAATCTAAAAACTTATTTTTTAAGATTTCGTTCGGATAACAAAAATCCGCTCCTATTTGAACAAGGTTTTTGTTGCTTTTTTGAAACTTTATAGCTTCAAAAACTACTCCGTAAACTCCTGCTTGTGCATACTTTTTAATGTTTTCCCGGATTTCTTTGTGATAATCAATGATATATGGTTGACATCTTACTACCAATCTTTTTACGGCTTTTGACATCTTTTTTATAAATTTCAACCGCTCATCAAAGGTTGGAGTATTTATTTCGAATTTTTCCTGCAAAGTTTTACAAACTAAAGATACTTGAAAAACACAATTACATTTCTTAAACAAAGAATAATACGGTTCTTCTTGCGGCAAAATGCTTTTTGTGCTTACAATAAACGGATATTTCGTTTGTGCAAACACTTTTAAACAGTCCAAACTGTTTTTTACTTTCCTTTCAATATGCTGAAACGGATCTGATACACCGCCCCAATGCAAAGGAATTGGCCAATCGCACCAGCTTGTTTCTTGCGACCTGTTCCCTTTAATGAATGATAATAATGCTTCTTTGCCTTCAAATTTTTTGATTTTTGAAATATTATATTTTCTATAAACAAAGCAATATTTACATCCATGAGAACAGCCCTTATAAGTATCAAACCTTATAGGAACATCGCATAAAATAATTTGACTTCCGCAATCAGGCAT